ACGGCCGTACAGTCTCGCTTCTGCACTTTGACGGCGCCCAGGACAGCACAACATTCACCGACCAGTACGGTCGCGTGTGGACGCCGCACGGGAACGCGAAAATCGACACCGTGGATAGCGTCTTTGGTGGCGCGAGCCTCCGTCTGGATGGAAGCGGCGACTATCTGACCGCCGCTGCTAGCGTGGACTTTCAGCCGTCGGGCGACTTCACGGCCGAGTGTTGGTTCAACGCCAGCTCTTACGATTCCAAGGACTTTCTCTACCTGCTGTCCAATCGGGATGTTTCCGGAACTAGCTTCGACAATTCCTGGTCGTTGGGCATCAAGCCGAGCAACGGGCTCAGCGCGACTACTTGGGTCGTGGGCGGGGGCACGCGCTCCATTGAAGGTGGCGGTGCCATCCCCGTTGGAACTTGGCACCACGTCGCCCTTTGTCGCGATGGAAATACGGCCCGTCTGTTCCTAGACGGAAGCCTCGTTGGTTCCGTAGACATGACAGGAACCACCTACTCCGCGGTCGCTGGCGATATGTTTCGTATCGGCGCGGGCCATAACGGAGCAACGAGCGGGCGGGACTTCAAGGGTTGGATTGACGAAGTCCGCATCATCAAGGGACAAGCGCTTTACACCGCCGACTTCACGCCCCCGAGTTCACCCTTCTAAAGGATCTCCATGCATATTCGACTTTTCGAGCGCCCGTCGCCAGTTGGCGGGACTCTTCAGGGTGCACTGGAAGTCGTCGGAAGTCTTCCAGTGGCTCGGGTGGCGCAGTCGTACACCGGACGGCTGGACATCGTCAACGCCATTGGCGCCTGCACTGTCGAGATGCTCGATGGCAGTCTTCCCCCCGGGGCCACTGTGTATGTGGACAACGACACACACCAGGTCGTTGTCACCTGGCCGTCGTATCAATCCGGCGACACGCCGATCGCAAACGCCAGCCTTGAGGCCGGCAACGCGGACGGCTGGCAGCTCGGCCCCGGCTGGAGCGTCACGGACGACAATGCCACCGATGGCGACTACACCCTCGTCTACGCCAACAACGGCGGTGACTCCCGCGCGGTCAGCACGACGCGCGCGGAAGTCTCCCCGGGAACTTCGGTACACGCCTCATGCGACGTCCGACAGGGTGCGTCCTCTTCCGGCAACGCCGGCGCTTGCGTGCTTCTGGAATTCCGGGACGCCTCGGGACTCCTTCTGTCCACCTTCGAGGGAAACCTCGTCGACCAAGGCTCGAACAACGAAAGCCAGGTCTCGAGCGTCGTTGCGAGTGCCCCGACGGGCACCGCCACGGTCAACATCGGGACCCGGGGGTTCCGTAAGCGGCAGAACCGAGAGGTCTGGGTCGACAACTTCTCTTGGAACGTTCAGCGAGAAGAGGTCGGCGTAAACATCACTGGTTCCTACTGCATCACGCTTCGCGTCCATGACTCCGCCGGCCGACAGGCTGATTGGGAAGGCTGCGTCGAGGTGGCGGGAACGGGTACGAAGTGGTGGGGCACCAAGGGCACTAGCGTTCTCTATTCGACCGACGACCCCGTCAACGGCCCTTGGGTCGCTCACGAGATGGGCTTCACGGTGGCGTCGCTTGTCCCGCTAGACCAGCAGCGAATGATCGTCACCGGAGGCGGTCGTCTACTAGATCTCTCGAGCGGCGTGCCTGTCGTAGTGAGCACCGGTCATGTCGTACCTTCGCCCGCGTCGCTCAAGTATGTGACCTTCTGGCCGGCAACCGCCGGAAAGCCGGAGATCATCCTCTATCACAACGGCAGCGGCCAAGTCGCCTACTCTACGGACCTGGGCCTGACCTTCGAGACAAAAGCACGTCCCCTCGCCGATGACTCCGACTCTCCGCCTGTTCGCCTGTCGAGCGGCCGGTGGGTTCGAGGCGCGTGGCAGGGAGGTCCTCGCAACTGGGTCGGGTCTTACTCCGATGCGATCGTGCCCGACACCGCAGACTGGATCGCCGGCACCCCCGGGTTCGGAGATAGTCTTCAGAGCACCGGCCCGCTTCTGCTTCTTGAGGATGAAGTCTGGGGCATCAGCTACGCACCAACCGCTTCTCCTGCGCGTCGGGTCGCCATGTCTTCCAATGGTGCGACGTGGACGAGTGAGTTGGCAACCGACGTTTTCACCGAAGGTGCTATCACCAACCTCGGCAGCGACAGCCGATGCATCATGCATTGGAACGGTAGCGTGGCGGTCCTCTCCGAAGGCCAGAACGGCGTTCTGCACACGACCACCGACAACGGTGGCTCGTGGCGACACCGCTCACTCGGCGGTTCCCTGACCCCGATTCTGATTGCAGAAGCAGAGGGCACCATCATGGTCAATCTCCAGAACGCCCTTCCGCGCTACAGCACCGACGGCGGAGACACCTGGGATCTGCTTCCAAACCCACTCGAACTAACTGTGATCGTCCCCACCGCGCTCGGAGACGAGTCTGCACCCGGCGGCGTCTGGAACTAACTTCACATGAAAACCGAAGCCATCACCGCGGGCCTCACGAAGCTCGCGGTAGGGGTCGTCACGGCCGTCACCATTGGTGGCGGCGCGGCGATCATCAAGTCCTCGGCGGCGAACGCCGTGCAGGACCAGCGCCTCTCCGCACTCGAGCGCAACGCCGAGAAGATGGACGCGCTGTCCGACAAGCTCGACGAGACCAACAAGAACGTCGCGATCCTCAACGCGCGACTGGAGGCAGGCCGTGAGTAAGCGCGCCTCCTCCGACCAGCTCGACTCTCTGCACGCGCTCCAGGCGGCCACCCTCCAGGCGGAGGTGAAGCGCTACACGGAGCACCGCAACCCGGAGACCGGCGAGCTGGATCCGCAGCCGGTCCCGCCGGCGCTCTTGGCGCAGATCACGAAGTTCCTCAAGGACAACGGCATCGACTCGCCGGCGCGCGCGACGAAGCTCCGCGATGAACTCGGCGAACGTATGCCGGATCTCGAGGACGTCGAGAACGAGCACGGGGTCTACCAGTAGTGGCCCCACTCCACGACTGGGCGTGCCGCTGCGGCGAGATCTTCGAGGGGCGCTCCGCGAACCCTGACGCCTCGCCGGCGTGCCCCCGCTGCCACCAGGTCTGCTCCGCGACCCGGTTGCCCTCGAAGCCACTGAACGTGGTCTTCAGGGGCTCCGGGTTCTACATCACGGACTCGAAAGGGTCCCGCGACCAATAAGGAAACCGCATGTCCTACAACGTCTCGCTGATCGTTCCTGATTCCCGCGCCGGCCGTCCTCCGCTCACCATCCCCGTGCCGCGCCCGGCCGCGAGCTACGCGATGGGCGACGTGGTCGTCATCCGCGACGACGCCTACGATGCCGGCGGCGACGTCTTCCAGATCACCGGCCCGGGCTACCACGACCCGGCGACCCGGGAACTCCGCTACCCGGCGGCGAAGATCTCGATGAACGACGTGCCCGAGGGCATGGTCAAGCTGTTCCGCCGCCGGTAAACCGCGGCGTCACCAATGGTCCCCTAAGGGCCACCATCGCCCACAAGCTACCACCCTGCCAAGCGACCCCAGGTGCCCCTCCTGGGGCCACTGAGGGCGTCTGGAGGGCACTTCAAGGACCCGATGTCCAAGACCCATTCGTACCCCGAGTGGGTACAGACCGAGAGTGAACGGAAGCTGCACGACGACTTCCGCTACTTCCTCTGGTTCATCCTCGACCACCTGAAGTTCAAGGCGACGCCGCGTCAGCTCCAGGTCGCGCAGCTCCTACAGCACGGTCCCCGCCGGCACATGATCCAGGGCTTCCGCGGCCTGGGTAAGAGCTGGATCACGGCGGCGTTCGTGCTGTGGGTGCTCTACCGCAACCCGAACGAGCGCATCCTGGTCGTCTCGGCGAACGAATACAAGGCGACCGAGTTCTCGACGTTCACCCGGCGGCTGATCGACGAGGTCGAGCTGCTCCACTTCCTGCGCCCCCGCGCCGGTCAGCGCGACGCCACGATGGCGTTCGACGTCGGCCCCTCGGACGCCGCGCAGGCGCCTTCGGTTCGAGCCGCGGGCATCTTCGGCCAGATCACCGGCGGCCGCGCCTCGCTGATCGTCCCCGACGACATCGAGGTCCCGAAGAACTCCCTGACCGAGGTCATGCGCGAGCGCCTGTCCGAGGCGATCAAGGAGTTCGACGCCGTCCTGACCCCCGGCGGCCGCATCAAGTACCTCGGCACGCCGCAGACCGAGCAGAGCGTCTACCGCGCGCTGCCTGGCCGCGGCTACCAGATCGACGTCATCCCGGCGCGCTACCCGGCGCCGGAGCAGATGCACGCCTACGACGGCACGCTGCTGAAGTCCATCCGCGAGGAGCTGGAGGCCAACCCGCGGCTCGCGGGCCACTCCACGGACCCCGAGCGGTTCACCGATCTCGACCTGGCCGAGCGCGAGGCGAGCTACGGCAAGTCGGGCTTCGCGCTCCAGTTCATGCTGGACACGAGCCTGTCCGACGCCGAGCGCTACCCGCTCAAGACGGCCGACTTCATCTTGGCCGACGTCGACCTCGAGACCACTCCGGCGAAGCTCGTGTGGACCTCGGATCCGCGCAACGCGGCCACCGACGTCGACAACCTGGGCTTCTCCGGCGATCGGCTCTACCGGCCGATGCACGTCTCCGAGACGCTGCTGGGCTGGCAGGGCAAGATCCTGGTGATCGACCCATCCGGACGCGGCAAGGACGAGACCGCCTACGTCGTGCTCTACCAGGGCGGCGGCATGGTGGCCCTCGCGGACACCGGCGGCTACACCGATGGCTACGGCGAGGGGACCCTGAAGGGCCTCGCCGAGCTGGCCGCCAGGCACAAGGTCAACCGCGTGCTGATCGAGTCGAACTACGGCGACGGCATGTTCGCGGCGCTCCTGAAGCCCGTGCTGGCGAAGATCTACCCCTGCACGATCGAGGAGATCCGCGCCACCGGCCAGAAAGAGGTCCGCATCATCCAGGACCTCGAGCCCGTGCTGAACCAGCACCGGCTGATCCTGGACGCCCGAGCGGCCCGCAAGGACACCCAGGACGGCGTGATGTCGCTCCTGTACCAGCTCACGCACATCACCAAGGACCGCGGCGCCTTGCGCCACGACGACCGGGTGGACTGCCTGGCCCACGGTGTCCGCTACTTCCTGCGCCAGCTCCAGCAGGACGCCGCCGCCGTGGAGGACCAGATCCTCGAGAAGGCGAGGGATGAGCAGATCCGCGACTTCGTGGCGAAGTGGTACGGCCGCTCGCCGAAGAAGCCGCGGTTCATGTCGACCAACCGCGGCGTGCGGTAAGCTGTTGCGTCTCCCCCGGAAGGGCCACCTTTCCGATGGATTGGTCTCCCTTGGTCGGGGATGCCTGGAAGGGGGAGACACTCCCGCCTACGGCGGGGGAGACCCTCCCGCTAGTGTTCCACGGGAAACATTCTCCTGAAGGAAACCTGAAGTCCACCTCGGGTGGTCACTTGACGGAGACCACTCTCTAGTATATACGCGCGCGCGCGTTTAAGATATACCTATAGTGGAACCTACATAGAAACCGAAGGTTTCCTATAGGGATTGCTTAGTGTAGTAGTAGCCTAAGTAGCACCTGATGACTCCTCCAGTGGCACCTCGGGATCTCCTGGGGTTCCTCTGGAGGAGCCTTCGGTGCCCCGGAGCCGACAACCTCCTAGATCGTCCCCTACGGGCAACCAATCCCCGTCCCGCTACGGTGGCCCCGGGGATACCTCAGGTGGCCCTCCTGGGGCCGTACAGGAGCTTCTAGGGGCATCCGGGACCCGGCTAGAGCCACGCCTCCCGGAATCCGGCCAGGAAGACCACGACCAGGACCACGACGATGATGGCCCATGCCGCTCCATCGGAGCTGCCTGGCAGACGTCGGCGCAAGGGGAGCCTCCGGGGATCTCGAGGTGGACCTGGAGTGTACCGCGGTCCCCGTTTCGTTAGAAAAATGCGAGGGGGTCTCGATCGGGCGATCGGCCGCGATTCCCCCCTTGGGGGTGCCCGCCGGCACGCCTGCACGGTCTCTCGGGGGCGCCTGCGGTAGCCCTGCGGGGGCGCGTGGGTGGCTCACCGGGCACGCATGGGCACATGGGCGCGTTGAATGCCGCGCCGTGGCTGGCCTGCGGTGGGATTCAGGCTCCCTTGGGCCTGTGTCGAGGGCGTCTATCGCGTGGGCGCACGCCTACACACACGCGGCAAGGCTCCGCGCCTGCGCCGGGTCGCGCGCTGAAACGGCCACGCCCGTTCGGCCTCCTGTTTTTTTCGGCCCGGCCACCTCGGGCCACCTCGGGTCCACCGCCGGGCCACCGCCGGGCCACCTCGGGAGCCTTGACGCGCCCTCGTAGGGGCGTGCGTGTGGTGCCTTGACGCGCCCGAGGGTGTGCGTGGGTGCGCGCGTAGTGGCACCGCGGGGCGCCTGCGGGTTGCCTTGCCGCGCACGGGCAGGGGCGCGCGGTCTCACTGGGGCGCCGGGAGTGGGGCGTTAAGCGTTCGTTAAAGTGTGAACGAAGTCGCAAATCCGAACATTGGCGCTTGACAGTGTTCAGGGGCCATGCATCATGGGCGACAGGTTGCCACGAGGCGACCAGCGCCGTACAGGCGACCATCACCACAAGGGAGACCATCCATGCTCAACGAACGAGAGACCGCGCGCCTGCTGGCCCTGAAAGCGCGGCTGTTGCAGACGCAATCCGACCTCGGCGATTTGCACCTGTCGCCGAACCTCGCCGATGGCGAAAGCGCCGCGATTGACCGCGCGCTGGAGGCGCTGGACGCGGCCGACATGGCGCTCGTGATTTTCACCTGATCGCCAGCCTATGCGCCTGCCATATGCGGGCGCATACACGGGCGCTTAGTCCGAACAAGGGAGACCACCATGCTTTTCATTCTCGTCATCCGCCGGAAGCACCACGAGCGGGCGTTGCGTTGGTACTTCGATTCAGAGATCGAGCGGGACCGCGCCTACCGGGCGGCCGTTGAACTGGGCGCGGCGTCTGTCCTGCGCGTGCAAGACCATGACTATATCTCGTCCGCGGACGAGGTGCGCGCGTGGCTCGGGGGTGCCGCATGAACGCCGTGAACACCGACCCGCTGGACACCGCCTACCTCGCCATTGGCGCCGCGCGGATGCTGGACAAGCTGCCGCGTGCCCGCGCGCTACATGACGCGGGTGAACTAGACATTGTCCAGCTTGCCATTGACGCCGCGCCCGCGCTTCAAGCCGCATGGGATGAACTGGGCGGGGAATGGGACGGCGTCTGGGCCTATGACGTGGCGGAGCCTGTCGGCCGCGCCGTGGTCATGTACGCGATAGGGAACGATCTGGATTCCAGCCCTGCGGGCTACGGGCGAATCGTGCGCGCCGTCATCGCGTCCGCACGTTGACAGCGCCAGCTAGAGCCCGTGCCGGTCTGGGCGGGCTCTGGCGGTCGCTGTTGACCGAACAAGGGAGACCACCATGAAAGCTGATCCTGCCCCGGCCGTCCTGTTGCCTAGCGACGTGGCAAAGGGCGTGATGATTCTTCGCGATGGTGACGGATTTGCCGTCTATGTCCGGGGGAACTACTTCATTTACGCATCCGCTGAAACCTTGGCGGATGACATCGAGCTTGCGATGGACGAGGTGCGCGCATGAACCGCATCACCATCACCGCCGGCATCGGCGAGGACGCGAACGGCGCACCCATCGCAGGCGCGCGGCTGGCGGAAGTCCTCGCCACGATCCGCGCAAGCTTCGCGGCCGGCTTCGGCGGCTACACGGAGACCGACGCGATGGGCGGATGGATCAATGACGCCGGCCGGCTCGTGGTCGAGCCTGCGAAGCGTTGGGTGATCCTCACAACGGCGGGCGCCGCCGACGCTAAGGCGATGGCGGACGCGGCCGCGCGCATGGTCGGGCGCGGGCTGAATCAGGCCGTTGTGGTGCGCGAGGTCGAGCCGGTAGACGGCGCGTTTCTGGACGTGCGCGCGGCCGACGAGGCGCGGGCATGAGCGCCGGGATGAGTGATGGCGCGTTCCGGGGGCGCCGCGACCGTCTGCTGCGCCGTGCCATACGCGCGGCGGAGTCGGCGGGACTGGAAGCCACGCGGCAGAATGCGCGCGCCGTGATTCGCGCTGGTGGCGCCATTGTTTCAGTCGGCATGGGTAGGGGTTCCATGTCTAACGGTGAAACCGTGCTAGAGCCATTCGTCATCGTGGAGCGTAGCGGACGCAAGGCGCGGACGTTTGGCGCGTTCACTTGGATGCCATATGACGCGCCTGCGCGCGACTTCTGGCGCGGCCTGAACGAGAACCCGCCGCGCTGGGATGCGAACGAGATAGGCGCCTAGAACACCAGCTAATGCCCGCGCAGGGATCGCGCGGGCATTGGCGGGCGACTGGCGCCCGAACAGAGACACACAAGGGAGACCATCACCATGACAAACGGACAAAGGAACATCGCGCGGCGCTGCCGCGAACAAGCCGCCACGGGCCGGCGTCTGCTGGCGCTAGGCGTCACGCTGTTGATCGTGCAAGCGGTCGCATCGTGCGTCCTGGCCCTGGCCGTGAGCATCGGCGCATGAACGTCGCGGCGCACGGAATAGCGGCGAGAATCGCCATCTTCGCGGAAGGTGCCTACCACGCGGGAGTGGCCGGGAACGCTCACAACATCGCGCGGGTCGCGGCGGGCTGTCTGCTGCTGCTAATGCTCTGCCGCTGGTGCGAGCGGCGCCTAGCTGTACGCCTGCGCGCGTGGAGGCTTTCGCGCCTTCGCTGATTGTTGCAGGCATAGCGGCTCCGAGGTCTGGGGCCGCTATACCGGCCACTGTCGGCCGAACAAGGGAGACCACCCACCATGAAAGACCAGACACAAGAAAACAGCGAAGGGATGGTGTATCGCGGCCGCGAGGATCGCGTGCATATCGCGGACGGCCAGCGCGCCGGCATCGGCGAGCACATGGCGAGAGAACTGGAAGACATTATGCGAGAGGATGCGCGGGAGATGGCAGACAGCGCCGATGAAGCGTTGCTTTCGCAGGTGCTTCCGCTGTGTCCCGGCTGCTACATGACCGTGATTGTCAATATGGCGGCCTCGCTGGCGAAGGCGAATGGGCAAAGCCTGTCGGAACTCGGGAACACCCTTGCCGGCGAGTTTGCGCGGCTGGCGGCCGGCGGTCCCGATCGGATCGAATCCGTCCATGTCATCCGGGACGACTCGTGCGGCATGGAGGTGGGCTAATGGATACCGCGACCAAAGAGCGGCCCGCCTTCCGCTACCTGTCCGGCGAGGGCAAGCGCAACCGCGCCAACGCGGACTTGTTCCAGACCATGCTGCGTATGGCATGGGGGAGTGAGTGCATGGTCATCACCGGCCACCATGTCTCTTTCATGTTCGACAACGATCTGGCGACCGAGGACGAGGTGCCGAGCGCGGACTGCCTGCTGTTCGACCATGACATCATGCGGTGTGTCTTCCCGGCCGACTACCGCGACGTGATGGTCGCACTCGCGCCGCTGGAGCGCTACGCGCGGGAGAACTACGTTCGCGCGCTGTTGTGCGAGCGCTATCCCGGCATCCTGAAGAGCGACCCGGTGGAGCCGCCACAATGACCGCCGCGATCCTGCGCGCGCTCCTGTCGCCAGCCGCGCCCAAGCCTCACGGGCGCACGCTGGCCGCGCTCAACGTGGAATCAGACCTGGCCCGGTGGCTGGAGCGGGCACGAGTCATGCGCCGCGCGAGCAACGGTAGCTGAATCCCATTTTGTGCCGAGGTTGCCGAAAGGCGACCAACGCTCTAAGGTTGGAAGTGTCCAACCGGACACCACACGAGGGAGACCAAACGATGAAGACCGACACCACAAGAACAAGGCCCGCGAGCGCGCCGCTCGGCGGGATCGGACCAGGCGGCAAGAGTCCGCGCGACTACCTGCGGGGGCGCGAACGAAAGGCACGGCGCCCGCCGCTGGACCTGTTCGCCGGGGCGCCGCCCCGCGCCAGAGACATGGCCGCGAGGATGGCGCAAGCCTTTGCCGAGTAAGCCGGCCAGCTAGTGCGCCTGCCACGGATCGGCGGGCGCTACTGGCGGGCACGTTCGCCCGGTATGCGAGACACAAGGGAGACCACCATCATGAACGAGAACGAGAGGGACCGGCTCGCCGGTCAGATGCAAGACGGCCGACTGTCCGCCGCCTGCGCGCGTTGCGAGGCGCCCGCCGACGACTGGGACGAAGTGTCCTGGATCATGGCCTATGAGGGCGGCGAACTGGACGAGGATGACATCGTCGACGGATTCCAGCGGCTCGTGGACAACGGCCACGCCTGGACTCTCCAGGGCCACTACGGGCGCACCGCGGCGCGCTTGATCGACGCCGGTCTGGGGACTCCGCCGGAGTCGCGGGCATGATCCGCGACGTCGTGTCACCCGACATGACCCGGCGCGAGGCGCGCGCGGCTTTCCTGGCGGCGGGCTGGACTTTCGTCGGCGGCGGGTCCTTCGCGGCCGTCTACGGATCGCCCGATGGAACCCGCGTGGCGAAGGTCACGAAGCCGGACCGCGGCGCGGAGGCGACCTATCGCGTGTCGAAGGAACTGGAGGGAAACCCATACCTTCCCCGCTACTTCGACATGATGCCGCTCGCCAATGGCGGGCACGTCTACGAGGTCGAACGCCTGAAGCCGCTTACCGGATGGGCCGCGGTCGAACGCCTGGAGGAGGAGGCCAATTCTGACCCTCTCTATGGCGTCGCGTTCCGTGCGCTGGAATCGGCGATGCCGTGGGGAGTCAATGACTCGCACTGGAGGAACGCCATGCGGCGGGAGTCCGGTGAGTTGGTGATGACTGACTATCTCGCGGACGTCGCTGAACTTGCGAACGCCACCTATGCGGCTGGCACCACCGCCGGAGACTACCCGCCGGGAGAAGAACGGGCCGGATCGAATCACTGGCTAGAGATTGCTGCATAGCGTTCCGGTTTCGGCGCCTGCACACGCGGGCGCCGATGCGGGCACGTTCGCCCGAACAAGGGAGACCACCATGAAGAAGTTTTCATATCGTCTAGTCGTCGAGTGCGAAACCCTCGAAGAGGCCGAGGCCATCATCGGCGCGCGCCTTGGATTCGATGAAGAACTGGAGGGAGTCGGCGACTACCAGGTTTATACGGTAGGCGAGGCCGACGAAGAGGAGGTCGCGCGATGACCCGCCGTGACTTCCAACTGATCGCCGCGGCCGTCAAGGGCGTGCGCGAAGGCTATGCGCCGACCTGGGACGCCAACCTATTCCGGGCACTCGACGACACCTCCCGAGCACTTGCGGATTCCCTGGCGCGCACCAATCCGCGCTTCGACAGGCGACGCTTCCTGGAAGCGTGCGGGGTGTCGCCATGAACCGCCGCCGTCCGCGCTATCACAAGATCGACGGCTGGCGCGGCTACTGGATTCCTGCGGGTGCCATCGCGGGCGCCAGTGATACCGGCACCTGGGAGGACAGCCCCGCGCCCAGCGACAAGGTAGCGGCGGAGGTAGAACGGTTCCGGCGGGAGGTACTGCGCCCGCTCGGCATCCGCTCGCGTGTCCGCTTCGGGCTCACCTCCAATGTGTTTGCGGGCAAGCGCTGGATCACCGTAAGCGCCGAGGACTTCCCGCGCGCCGCACAAGCGGCCGTCGATTGGCTGGAAGCTCACCGGCTCAACACCCAATACATTCACGATGCGGACCTGGACGTCCTGGGCTTCCGCGCCTACCAGGAGGCAGCATGAAGACCATCACCGGCCGCGCGGCGGTCTTTATCAACGACCAGGGCAACTACGAGATTGGCCGACTGGTCGCCGACGAGGTGAACGCGAAGCGCTCGATCCATATGTTCGAGGGGCGCCGATTCGCGGGCATCGCTACTGTCACGTTCGACCTGGACGAGACGGGCCGCTCCGGCATGGTCTTCCGTGCCGACGAGAAGCTTGCGGGCAGGATCCCGTGCAACCCGGAACAGGAGGCGGCCGACGGGGGCACGGCCGCTAGCGGCTGATGATCCGCCGGCGCTGGCGGGGACCGCACGCTGACCCGTGCCTTCCCTTGGCTCGAGCCCTCCGCCACCTCCAGTCCACCTACGGCCCACCTCGGACGCGCGCCCAGATCAACGCCTGGAACGAGGCCGAGCGGGCACTGGAGGAGATGCGAGAGCGAATGGTCAAGGACGCCCATCACAAAAACGTGAATCCAGATTAGGGGTCTGGAGTCGCATCCTTTGACACTCCGTTAACACATGATCCTTGCCACCCTCCCGACAACTGGATGCCGGGGAGGCCAATGTTGACTAGGGGAAACCTTCAACCGTAGGATGATGTCCCGCCGCACGGAAGCGCGGGACTGTTGGGGGACCCCGCTCTAGCTGGGGTTTTGACATGACAGTAGACGTTGCGCACGAGAGGCTCCTGAAAGGGGAGCAGGCTGATTTTTTCATCCACAACAAGACGAGGCACGGGCACGAGGTAGAGATCGCCCTGGGCGGGCATCGAATCCTCCTGACCGTGGGAGGGAGTAAAGACAATGGACGTAAACGCCTCACTGAAAGCAGGAAGGGCGTTCCGCGCGATTAGGGAATTGTCGGATGGCGTGTCGAGCGACATGACCATCCGGCAGATCGCCGCGCTGCTGTACCTAGCGTCTCGCCCCGACGGCGTGACGCAACAGCAGCTCGCGGAAGCCATCGACAGTAGCAAGTCCGTGACGGCCAAGCTCGTCGCGGCGCTGTCCTCCAAGACCGGGGACATCCGTCGCGACGGCCTGGGCATGATCGACGTGGACTTGAATCCAAGCGACCTACGCGGCCGCATCCTCACGCTGTCCAAGAACGGCGAGAAGATGATCGGCCGCTTCACCCGCGCGCTCGCGGAGTAGTAGGCGACAGACACAAGGGAGACCAGCACATGAAGCTAGTGAAGCGCGGAGGGACGTGGCAAGTCCACTTCGAGGATATGCACGGCCAACGCCAGCGTATCTCGACCGGCATCCGAGTTAATCCGGCTCTGCCGGACGAAGGCAAGGCGTCGGCAAACCTCGCGGGCATCGAGAAGATGCGGGCCGCGCTGATGGGCAACGTGCCTGCGGAGGTACGCCGCGCAGCGGGCAAGTACCGCACGCTCGCCCAGGCGCTCCACTACACGCTCGACCACCACTGGGAGAAGAAGAAGGCCAACCGATCCTTCCGCTACCGCGTTGACCTGATCTCCAAGGACATCGGCTACTGGCGCCTGGACGAGATCACCTATTCGATGCTGGAGGACTACGGGAACGAGCTGGAGAAGCGCGGCAACTCGGAGGCCACCCGCAACCGCAAAATGTCGGCCATCCACTTCGCGATGAAGCAGGCGCAGCGGCGCGGCGAGATCGAGAAGATCCCGGACATCCCGCGCTGGGCCGAGAACAACGTGAAGGAACGCTACCTCACGCTCGAAGAGGAACGCACGCTGCTCGATTCCATCGCGAAGAACGCCGCGGCCGCCGACCTCCAAGGGCAGTACCTCCTTGCCCTGGTCCCGTTCCTGCTGGACACCGGCCTGCGCGCCAGCGAGGCGCTGCTCCAGCGTGAGCAGGACTTGGGCGATCGCATCTGGCTCAAGCACGGCTCGACCAAGTCGGGCAAGGGCCGCGTCGTGCCGCTGACCGAGCGGGCGAGGGCGTCGCTGAACACCCTCTTCGATTCCCCGTTCCACTGGGAACTGGTGGGCGCCTACGCACGCGACCGGAGTCTCCCCACGCAACGCCTCGGGGGCATCTTCAAGCGCGCGGTGAAGCGCGCGGGGATCAAGGGGATCACCCTCCACACCCTGCGGCATACCTGCGCGTCCCGCCTGGTGCAAGCCGGGATGGACCTGTATCGGGTGAAGGAGTGGCTCGGCCATTCCTCGATCGTCGTCACCGAGCGCTACGCCCACCTCGCGCCGAAGAGCCTGGACGCCGGCGTTGCCGCGCTCGAGTCCTTCCAGCGGCCCGCCGCGGAAGGTGTCCCGCTGGCAACCACTGGCACGCCGAGTGTCCGCGGCGACATGGTTCACTAAAGGGAACCAAATCCGCCGCCGTTTGGCACACCCAGCGGCGGCGTCAAGAAGCGGAAGTCGAGGGGATTCAGGGGTTTACGGGCACGAAGCCCGTTGAGATCATGCCGGAGGAGGGACTCGAACTCCCACGAATCCGGCGCCACACCTGAGTTTCTTCTCTGACTTCCTGACACGCACGGCACCAATTCCGGTGCTGTGCCACGAGCGGGCACACCTCTGACACACCGTCAGTGCTTGCTCTAGCTATCGGGGCGAAGCCCCAAGTTCAGGGAGAACTTCAAGTGACACACGAGACCTATCAGGAGCGCGCGGAGCGTCAGCGCGAGATCGAGCAGGACGCCCTCGCACTGGGCGTCACCCGCTACCGGAGTGACCGGCCCCTGCCGTGGCAGACCGGCAACCACGACCGAGGGGAGACAGACCTGGCCCCCGGCAAGACCCTCCTCAAGCGCTACGTCGAGCCCGTCGCCGAGGCGCTGGCCGAGTTCCTCGACGCGACTGCCGCGGGCAAGGCTGTCCACAAGTCCGTGTCGGCCCAGTACCTCGTCCACATCGACCCGCTCCAGGCGGCCTACCTGGCCTTGCGGTTCGGGATCAACGGCGCCTCCGCCGGCAAGACCTTCACCAACGTCGCGCTGAACATCGGCGACGCCATCCAGGAGCACCTGGAGATGCTGAAGATGGCGAAGGACCACCCCGGGCTCCACCGGAAGCTCACTCGCCAGCTCGCGCGGTCCACCTCGGCCGAGCACCGGCTGGGCGTGCTCCGGCACGTCCGCGAGAAGTACGCGCTGGAGCGCATGGCCTGGTCCAAGCAGGAACGTCTGCACATCGGGACCAAGATGATCGAGATGCTCCTGGCCGCCACGCCGCTCTTCGAGACCGTGAAGCATAGCCAGGGCGCCAACCGCACCACGCAGTTCCTCCAGTTCACCCCGGACACCGTCGAGTGGCTGGAGAAGACCCACGGGCGCTGCGAGCTGCTGTCCCCGATCCACCTCCCGATGATCGTCCCGCCGCGGAAGTGGCGCACCCCGTTCAGCGGCGGCTACCTGACCGACGCCCTCCGGCCGAAGCTGGTCCGCACCCGGAACCGGAACTACCTGGACGAGCTGGGCGGCGTCGACCTGACCGCGGTCATGTCGGCCGTCAACGCCGTGCAGGAGACACCGTGGCGCATCTCGCGGAAGGTCCTGGAGGTGCTCGACGAGGAGCTGACGATGGGCGGCGGCGTCGCCGGCCTGCCGCGCCAGCATCCCCTTCCGCTGCCCCCGCGGCCCGCCTCGGTGCCCGAGGGGCTCCCTGCCGACAAGCTGACGGCGTCCCAGAAGGAAGACCTCACCGCCTGGAAGGCGGCCGCAGCCAAGGTCCACGCCGAGAACGCGGCGAACGAGCAGGAGAGGATCGTCCTGGCCCAGAAGCTCTACGTCGCCTACCGCTTCCAGGACGAGGAGTCCATCTACTTCCCGCACTACCTCGACTTCCGCGGCCGCGTGTACCCGATGACGGCCTACCTCAACCCGCAGGGCGATGATGTCTGCCGCGGGATGCTGGAGTTCGCCGACGGCAAGCCGCTGGGCGAGGACGGGGCGTTCTGGCTGGCGGTCCACATCGCCGGCCTCTGGGGAGTCGACAAGGTGTCCTTCGAGGAGCGCTACAACTGGGTGAAGGAGCACGAGGAGAAGATCCTGGCCGCCGCGCTGGAGCCCCACGCCGACGACGCCTTCTGGCGCACCGCGGAGAAGCCGTGGCAAGCCTTAGCGGCGTGCATCGACTGGCTGGGCTATAGCCTCAACGGCGACACCCACGTCTCGCACCTTCCGATCGCGATGGACGGGTCCTGCTCGGGCCTCCAGCACTACTCGGCCCTGCTCCGGGATCCCGTCGGCGGCTGCGCGGTGAACCTCGTGCCCCAGGAAATCCCCGCCGACGTCTACTCGATGGTCGCCGAACGCGCCCAAGATTTGTCCAATGGTTTCCTCAAGGACACCAATCTAGGGCACATGGCGCGCGCCTGGGAGGGCAAGTTCGTCCGCAAGATCGCGAAGCAGCCGACCATGACGCTGTGCTACTCGGCGACCAAGTTCGGCATGAAGCAGCAGATCGAGAGTGCGCTGCGCAAGCTGGACGAGGAGGGGCCGTTCCTGCCCGAGGACGTGGACCGCTACAAGGCGGCCATCTACGCCGCGGACATCATCTGGGAAGCCCTCGGTGACACCGTCGTCGCCGCCAGCGGGGCGATGGAGTGGCTCAAGCGGGTGTCGGACGTGGCCGTCGAGGCCAACATGCCGATCCGCTGGACCTCGCCGATCGGTCTGCCGGTGATGCAGGACTACCGCGAGCAGCGCGGCAAGCAGATCGCCGTCTTCCTCGGCGGCCGGCGTCTGCAACTGATGGTCAACGAGGACACGGACACTCGGTCCAAGCGGCGCCAGTCCAGCGGCATCGCCCCGAACTTCGTCCACTCGCTCGACGCGGCACACCTCCTGGCGACCGTGAACCTGGCGACGCTCAACGGCATCCGCCACTTCGCCATGATCCACGACTCCTTCGGGTGCCACGCCGCGGACACGACCCTGATGAACGCGGTGCTGCGCGAGTCCTTCGTTGACCAGTACGAAGAGCCCGTGCTGGAGAGGTTCCGCAACGACATCGTCGAGCAACTCTCGATGACCCACCCGGAGCTGGCGGAGAAGATCCCGCCGTTGCCTCCGACCGGAACGCTGGAGCTGGCCGCTGTGAAGGACAGCGAGTTCTTCTTTGCCTAAAGGTTTCCGATAGGAAACCAAAGGTCAGTGCTTGCTCTAGCAATTCCTCCAAACGCGACCCCCGCCGGACCTCCTGGCTCTCCCTCTGGGACCCGGCGGCGGGGCGCGACCTACACCAAGGGAGACACCCATGTTGCAGCCCCACAACGTCACCGATCGCCTCGGCTGGGTTTCGCCGGTCGCGATCCAGCCCGCGGCCTTCCGCGTCCTCGACAGGCTCCAGCGCCTCGACCCCGCAGTCCAGATCACGGCAACCGCCGTGGCCTTGTGCGCGATGTCGGAGGCGCTGGGCCTGCGTATGCGGGACGTCATCAACGTGGCTGAGAACACCCTCCGGGATTCCGAGGGTCCGTACACCACGCACATCCAGGCCATTCGCGAGTACGCGAAGGGCGAGCTTCTACGAAAGGGAGAGTGAGATGAAGAACAGCCGAAACGCCAAGCCCCGCCGCATGTCGGCCTTCGAGCGCGAGACCGAGCGCCGCCGCAAGGAGATGCTCCGCAACATCGCCGGCCGCGTGGCCCATGTGCCGAAGTCGACGCTCCGCCTCCTGCCTCGATCCATGCGGCTGATGCTGATTCCGCCGAAGAGGGGCGCGAACGTGCAGATCAAGGCGGTGGTGGCATGAACTCCGGTCTGAAGCGCACTGTCGCCGCCCGCGGCCGCTTGATCCACCGCAGCAAGGACATCGAGCGGCACGTCCTGGTGTTGCCGAGTGGCGCCGAGATCTTCCTCGGTATGCGCGTCAGTACCGGGAAGGTCGGCGGCCGCAACGACGGGCGCACGTTCGTCGCCGGCATCCAGGCCGCGAAGCGAAGCGGGCTCTGGAGCGCGGCGGGCATCCGTTCGCTGAAGCAAGAGGTGTGGCATGGCCGATAAGAAGGCCGTCTACATCCACTCGCAGTCTTTCTTCGACGGCGACCGCTGGGCCGCCCACGACAAGGTCGGCGAACTCCTGGCGCGCGGCGTCGGGCAGATCGCCGTCTCCCGCAAGGGCGACGCCTACACCGTGTCCTGGCCCGAGCGTTTCATCCCGCCGGCGCTGCCGCCGAAGGCGAACGTCGCATGACCCTCTACCACTCGACGCTCTACGTCGACACCCACGGAGTCGTTATGACCAACCGCGTGTTCTTCATCAACGCCGCCATCGAGGAGATGCAGGCGACCGGCTACCTCTGCGAGCAGACGCTCCAGAGCCTTTCCCGCGACGAGCTTCAGCTCGTACAGCAGCGCGCCCGAGGAGGCAACTGATGGCCCGCACCAAGCAGCACCCGCACGTCGGCAGATACGTGGCCCACTTCGAGGACGCCGACCCGAACGATCGCTCCCCGACTTATGACACCGCCGAGGAGGCCCTAGAGGCTCGCCGGCTGGCCGCCGAACACGGCATGGCGGATGACGGCGACGTCGTCTACGTCTACGCGATCGTCGGCGTCAAGGCGATCCGCAAGCCAACCCTCACCGAGAACCTGGCGGAGGACCTGTCGGAATGAAGGTCCTCCCCGCAGGCACCCGCCGTTTCCTCCTGATCGACACCGCGGAGGTCGACCGCAACTTCCAGCGCCGTGCAGCTCGCGGCGCCGTTGCGATCGTAGCCGAGGCCGACCCGGATCGTCCCGGCACCTTCATCTACCACTCCGGCTTCGGCGTCCTGGCCGATGGCCCGGTGTCGCTCGCCTACGCCCCGACCGGCAAGGTCGCGGTCTACAAGCCCGGCTACCGGATGCCCCGCAAGGACGTCCGCGCCGCCTTCGTGACCGAGGGCCGCGTGGCGATTGCCGAGGATGTCAACGAGGCGCTCTCGCTGGAGATCGACGCCGCCCCGATGCCCACCGCATCGAGCACCGAAACGTCCACCACCCGACCGTCGGCCAAGAAGGCGACCGTCAAGAAGACCGAGGAGAACAGCCAGTAGTGGCAAAGCAGAATGACCGGCTCGAGGTCAACGTCGTCACGCCCCGCGGCGTCGCGATCTACCCGAAGCTCAACAAGCCGGACACCAAGTTCGACGCCGACGGCGTCTACGAGACCAAGCTCAAGTTCGATCCCGACGCCACCGACGGCGTCATCGGCAAGAAGACCTCCACCTGGGCGGACATCAAGGCGGCCGTCGACGCGAACCAGGCCGAGTTCCTGGCGCAGAAGAAGGCCGAACTCGCCAAGGGCGACGGCAAGGCCAAGAACAAGGCCAAGTCGATCGAGTCTGTCGAGTGGGGCGTCGAGCCCGACGTCAACGACGAGGGCGAAGAGACCGGCCTGGTCGTCGTCAAGGCGAAGATGAAGGCCAGCGGCACGTCCAAGAAGGACGGCTCCAAGTGGGAGCGCAAGCCGCGCCTGTTCGACGCCAAGGGCAAGCCGATGTCCGGCGACAAGGCGATCTGGGGCGGCTCGACCCTGAAGGTCGCCGGCAAGGTCGTCCCGTACTACAACGCGAAGGACAACGTCGTCGGTTCCACGTTCTACCTGGAAGGCGTGCAGGTCATCGACCTCGTCTCCGGTGGCGGGCGTGACGCCGGCTCGATGGGCTTCGGCGAAGAGGACGGCTACACCGAGGAGGAGACTCCGTTCGGCGTGGAAGACAGCGGCGACGACGGTGACGACGGCAACTTCTAAGCTGCGTTTCCGTCTGGATCTCGACCCGATGCCGGCACCCAGGCCTCGGGCTCGAGCCATCCTGCCGAAGGGCGGCCGCAAGCCGATCGCCACGATCTACAACCCCAGCGAATACACCGCCTGGAAGGACTCCGCGAAGGAGATGATCCGCGAGGAGCTGGCGGAAGCGGCGTTGCCGCTGGAAGGCCCGCTCACCGTCGGGATCATCGTCACCGTCGAACGTCCGAAGACCACCAAGCTCTCGGCGCCGAAGCCCGACGTCGACAACTTCGCGAAGGGCGTGCTCGACGCGATGACCGCAGCGGGCGTCTGGGGCGACGACTCCCAAGTGGAGTTCCTGGCAATCAAGAAACAGTGGGGCGAGTTCGGCTCCATCGACGTCGAGGTCACACCCGGCGTCCCCGTCTAGGAGACACCACTGACTACCATCCAGTACCGCGCGCTCGATCCGGCGCGCGTCGGCTTCATTGTGGTCCACTGTGCCGCGACCCGGCCCAGCCAAGACCTCGACGTCAACGACATCCGCCGGATGCACCTCCAGCGCGGCTTCATCGACGTCGGCTACCACTTCGTCATCAAGCGCGACGGCACGGTCCAAGATGGCCGCCCGCTCGATCGCCAGGGCGCGCACGTCAGCGGCTACAACCACCTGAGCGTGGGCGTATGCCTGATCGGCGGCGTCTCCGAAGACGACGTCAACGTGCCCGAAAACAACTTCACGTCGGCGCAGTTCGCATCCCTGCGAACGCTGCTCGCCGACCTGAAGACCAACCACTTCCCGCACGCCGAGATCCTCGGCCACCGGGACATCCCCCGCGTCCGTAAGGCGTGCCCGTCGTTCGACGTGCGCGAGTGGTGGGACAACGCCTGAGGAGGCAAGCATGGAGATCCAAGAAGAGCGGGAGGAGCGTAAGGCTCTGATGTTCTCCCAGAGAGAAATTGGCGCGGTATATCGCGACGCCGACGGCGACTTGGTCATCGCGGACGACGAAGAGGGGGTGGTACGGCTGAGTGATGGTTTCCGGTGGTCGCCGGGGCCCAATACCGAGCTGACTCCGGTCAACACGAAGCTAGTCGTCAAGTCGTGACCCAGACCCTCTTCCTGGACCTCGACGGTGTCTTCGCGGACTTCGACGGTGGCTTCCCGGCCATGTTCGGTTTCGACCATCGGGAAGCCGGCGACGAGGTCATGTGGAAGACGATCAACAAGTACGGCACGTTCTTCCGGGATCTCCCGGTGTGCCCCGGGTCGCTCGAGTTCTTCGACTCGGTCAAGCACCTCGAGCCGATGATCCTGACCGCGTGTCCGAAGGACGACTTCGAGAACATCGCGCAGCAGAAGCGCGCTTGGGTGCGTGAGCACCTCGGCGACGACGTGCGGATCATCTACACGCCCGGCGGCAAGTCCAAGCCGCTCTACATGCACCGCCCCGGCGACATCCTGATCGACGACTTCGAGACCAACGTCCGGCGCTGGCGGAAGGCCGGCGGCCTGGGCATCCATCACACCGGCGACTTCTGGCTTACCCGAGTAGCCATGAACGAAGCCTACCACCGGAGATGAAATGGCCGAAGATTCGACCTGCATCGGGCACGAGCCGTGTCCCGCGTGCGGATCGCAAGACAATCTCGCCCGCTACGATGACGGCCACGGCTACTGCTTCGGATGCCAGCACTACGAAGCCGGCCCGTCGGAGGCTCTGCCCGAACGAGGCGGCGGCGATGGTGGAGGACGGCGTGCGGAGCTTGTTGCCGGTGAAACCCTGGCGATCCCCTCACGCCGACTGACCGAGGAAACCTGCCGCAAGTGGGGCTACCAGGTCGGCAAGGCCCGGCATCCCAAGACCAAGCAACTCGAGCCCGTACAGATCGCGACGTACCGCGACGACGCCGGCCGCCCCGTGGCGCAGAAGCTACGCTGGCGCGACAAGGCGATGCAGTTCGTCGGAGAGCCTAAGAAGGCCGGTCTGTACGGGCAACACCTGTGGCGTGACGGCGGCAAGCGAGTCGTCATCACCGAGGGCGAGATCGACGCGCTGTCCGTGTCCCAGCTCCAGAGCAACAAGTGGCCCGTGGTGTCCATCCCGAACGGCGCCAGCGGGGCCAAGAAGTCCCTGTCGAAGGCCCTGGAGTGGCTCAACAAGTTCGACGAAGTCGTGCTGATGTTCGACGACGACGACGCCGGCCGCGCCGCGGTCGAGGAGTGCGCTCCGCTATTCCCGGCGGGGAAGTGCAAGGTCGCTCGGATTGACGGCTACAAGGATGCCAGCGAGGCCCTGGTCGCCGGTGACGGCAACCGCGTCATCGACGCCATGTGGGGCGCGAAGGAGTACCGGCCCGACGGCATCGTCGACGTCGACTCCGTGCTCACTCGGGCGCTCAAGAAGATCGTCCAGTCCGACCTCCATTGGCCCTGGCCTTCGCTCGACCGGCTCACCTACGGGCGACGCCGCGGCGAGGTCTACGGCTTCGCGGCCGGCACCGGCATGGGCAAGACGACGCTGTTCAAGCAGATCCAGGCGCACATCCTGGTCGAGGAGAAGCTCCCGATCGGTGTGATCGCGCTGGAAGAGGCGACCCACCACACGCTCAAGACCGTGGCCGGCGTCATCGACGGCGTCCGCTACCACGTCCCAGGCGTGGAGTACGACGAAGAGAAGGCCGCGGCCACCATGCGTGCGTTGCAGGGTCGGCTCTTCATGTACGACCACTTCGGCGGCGCGACCTACGAGACGGTGATCGAGAAGATCCGCTACATGCACCACGCCTTCGGCGTGCGTGACTTCTTCCTCGACCACCTCACGGCCCTGGCCGCGACGATGGGCGACGACGAGCGCAAGGCGATCGACCTGATGATGGCCGAGCTGTCGGCGCTGATGATCGAGCTGGACTCCACGCTTTACTACATCAGCCACCTCTCCACGCCGGACGGCAAGTCCCACGAGGAGGGCGGGCGCGTGCTAGAGCGTCACCTCCGCGGATCGCGCTCCATCGCGTACTGGTCGCACTTCATCTTCGCCCTCGAAGGCGACAAGCAAGACCTCGGATCACCGCGCGTCTTCCGGGTCCTCAAGGACCGCTTCACGGGCGACTCGAACGGCCTGACGTTTGGCCTGCAATACGAGAGGGACACCGGCCGGCTGGTCGAGTGTCCACTCGACGACGGACCGTTCCGTGACGAATCCGTTGGCTTCTGAACCCACGCTGCTGAACCTGGAGTGCCGCCTCGCGGCACTTCACCAGGACCGCAAGTTCCGCCCCGGGGATCCGTGGCACGTCCTATTCACTCCCGAGGAGATCGCCATGATGTTCAACAAGGAGCCGGCCGATGGCGGTCGGTGACGTCAACTCCAGCGCCCGCGGCTCGGGCGCGCGCTACAACGACGGCAAGCCGGACCTCTCGCTGATCCCGCTGACGATCGTGGCCGCGAGCTTCCCCGCCGCCGGCACGGTCGGCGCCTCGCTGAACCTCCTGGGCCTGTTCCAGGCGTCCGGCAACGGCGACCGCCTCCAGGAAGCGCTGTGGGAAGTCAACGGCCACTGGCGCGACGCTGCCCGCGTGTTCGAGTACGGCAAGAAGAAGTACGCCGCTTGGAACTGGGCGAAGGGCATGGCCTGGTCCATTCCGCTCGCCTGCGCCGCGCGCCATGCACTCGCCATCCTCGAAGGCGAGGAGACCGACCCCGAGTCGGGCCTCCCGCACATCGGGCACTACATGGCGAACCTCGTGATGCTCGCGCACTTCGTCCGGTGGTTCCCGGAGGGCAACGACCTCCCGCCTCCGGAGCTGTTCCGCGAGGCGGGGCCGGTGTTCTCTCGCCACTCGCCCGAGGGCTTCGAGGAAGTTCTCAACCCGGCCCTTGTCCAAGAGAGAGCCCGAGACTTCGTCAACGGCGTCCTGGGCAAGCCGTCGGCACCCTGGCCGGCGTCGGCCTACTTCCCCCCGTACACCAACCCCGAGTCCTGAGGAGGACCTATGCAGAACCCGCTCTACACGATCTTCGGCCTCTTCATGGTCCGCCGGGTCGACTCCATCCTGTCCGCGCTGGCCGCCGCCGCCGACCGCCTCGAGAAGTCGGTCGAGCAGCACGACGGCCTGGCCGAGAAGTACGCGCGCGCCGCCAACAAGTTTTCGGCGATGCGTGCCGAGGCGGAGACCGAGGCCGAGCGCGCCCATCGCGTCGCCCAGCGCGTCCGCGAACTCCTGAGCTAAGGCACCACCGCAGTTCCCCCTAAGCCCGCTTCGGCGGGCTTTCCTTTTTCTGGAGGCCCTATGACCCCCTACGACCACTGGAAGACCACCGAGCCGGAGACCGAGGAAGAGCTGTCCCTCCGCCTGGCCCGCACGAATCGCCAGCCTACGCGCTCGCTTCCAGACCCGCACGGCGAGTGGGCCGACTACGTCTACGACCCGCTGAGTCGCCAGGGCTTCGAGTAGTGGCCTTCAAGCGCATGGTCTTCGACGAGGAGACCGACGGCTTCCTCGAAGAAGTCACCAAGATCCACGTTATCCGCATGATCGACCGGGACACCGGCCGGCGCCTGCGATTCACCAACTACGACACCTACCATGACGGCTCACTGGTCCGCGCCGACGGCGACATCGAAAAAGCCAGGGACATCCTGGCGAACGCCGACGTCGTCTACTCCGCGAACGGCATCAAGTACGACGAGCCCGTCCTCGACAAGCTCTACGGCTTCCGCTCGAAGTACCACTTCGACGCCCGCGTCGCCGCCGCGCTGATCTGGACCAACCTCAAGGACGTCGACTTCGGTCTGCTCCGAAGCGGCAAGCTGCCCGAGGAGTTCCAGAAGAAGGGCCTGATCGGCCGCAACTCCGTGGAAGCCTGGGGCTACCGCCTCGGCGAACACAAGGGCGACTTCGATCCCAAGGACTTCGGCTACACCTGGGCCACCGTGCCATTCCTTCGGGAGATGGACGACTACTGCGCGCAGGACTGCGAGACGCTCCTGAAGTGGCTCGAGAAGATCGAGTCCAAGAACTACTCGCCGGAAGCCCTGGACCTGGAGATGCGCGTCGCGCGCATCATCGCCCAGCAGGAACGCAACGGCTTCGCGCTGGACGTGGCGGCCGCCGAGAAGCTCCTGGCCGAGCACCAGAAGAAGCTCAACGAGCTTTCGGTCTCCCTCCAGGACACCTTCCCGCCGTGGGAGGTCATCACCAAGCGCGCCGTCTCGAAGGTCAACAACAAGAAGCTCGGCCGCGTCAAGGGTGAGGAGTACGTCGTCAAGAAGACGATGCTCTTCAACCCAGGCTCGCGAGACCACATCGCCGATCGGCTACAGAAGCTCCGCGGTTGGGAGCCCTCGGAGTTCACCCCCGGCGGCAAGCCGAAGGTGGACGACGAGATCCTGTCCGCGCTGCCGTTCCCCGAGGCGAAGAAGCTCTCCGAATACTTCGCCGTCGAGAAGCGCATGGGCCAGCTCGAAGCTTGGCTTAAAGCCGTGGGTCCCGATGGTCGCGTGCATGGCACCGTCAACTCGAATGGCGCCGTCACCGGCCGCATGACGCACGCCTCGCCAAACGTGGCGCAGGCAGACAAGAGCGAGTTCATGCGTGCGTGCTGGATCGCGCCGCCCCCGAAGGTACTAGTCGGCTGCGACGCCGAGGGCATCGAACTCCGGATGCTCGGTCACTACATGGCGCCCTACGACGGGGGCAAGTATGCCGACGCCGTGGTCAACGGGAAGAAGGAAGAAGGCACCGACGTCCATACGCTCAACCAGAAGGCCATTGGCCTGAACGAGCGCGACGGGGCCAAGACCTTCATCTACGCGCTGATCTACGGGGCAGGGGACTTCAAGCTCGGCACGATCGTCTACGACGACATGACCGACGACCAGAAGGCGAAGTTCAACGCCTCCCAGGGTCAGCGCGACCGGAACCTCGCCAAGCTCGGCAAGGCACGCCGCGACCGCCTGATGAAGAACCTGCCGGCGCTCGCCAAGCTGACTGACGCGGTGAAGTCCGCCGCCAAGAAGCGCGGCTGGCTCCGCGGCCTCGACGGCCGCCTGCTGCACGTCCGCGGACAGCACTCCGCACTCAACACCCTGCTCCAGTCGGCCGGTGCCGTGGCGATGAAGCAGGCCCTCGTCATCCTCGACGACCAGATCGCCGACAAGGCCCTCTTCGTGGCGAATGTCCACGACGAGTGGCAGATGGAGACCACCCCTGACCAAGCAGACTTCGTCGGCCGAACAGCAGCCGACGCCATCCGACTCGCCGGTGAGCACTTCCAACTCAAGTGCCCCCTCGCCGGAAGTTTCGATGTTGGACCGAACTGGGCTCACACGCACTGACCTCTACTACCTCGCCGGTTTCTTCGACGGCGAGGGCTCCATCGGCGTCGCCGGCGCATCCCTGAGCGTCCGCGTCGTGAACACCTACAAGCCGATCCTCGAGCGCTTCCAGAAGGCTTGGGGCGGGAGCGTCGACACCCACCGCAAAGGCGACGACAAGTCGCGGCTGTGCTGGGTGTGGCGCCTCTACGGCGACAACGCCGAGCAGTTCCTCAACGACGTCGTGCCCATCCTCCGGGAGAAGGCGCCCCAGGCATACCTCGGGCTCCACTTCCGCACCCTCCGCCCGAGCGACCCGGCCCGCGAATACACCCGCCGCGCCCTGAGCCTGCTCAAGAAGACGACCCACTTCACATGACCAATCCGACGTTCACGTTTACCGATCTACTCCGCATCCTGGCGGGCTTCCCGTTCCTCCTACTGGCGACCGGTGTGGCCTACGTCGCCGGGTTCGTCGTCGACGGACATCAGGGAGGCAAGAGGCTGGTAGAAGACCTCCTCCGGTGATCGACGCAATCTTCCGAGCGCTCTCGCAAGTCGTCGCGCTCCCCCAGCCGGTCCTCGCGATGCTTGCGGGGACCCTGATCGCCTGGGGAGTGACCCAGCGTCTCAAGTTCGCGATCCCCGCCGAGTGGTCGGCAAAGGCGCGCGAGGTGGCTACCCAGTCCCTCGCGTTCCTCACCGGCTTCCTGGCGACGTTCGCGCTGTTCCCCTACACCAACTTCCCCGCCAGCCTCGTCGCCGCGTTCGTGGTCGGCCTATGGTCCCCCGCGCTGTGGAATGTGTCGATGCTGCTGATCGGCTGGAAGTGGCCCACCCTCCGCGACACGCTGTCGCAGGCGAAGCGATGAACCCCATCCGAATCCTCCAGCTCGTCCTCGCGCTGGTGTTGATCGGCGCCGGCGTGGCTGGCGTCCTCTCCTACCGACACCTCGCCTCCAAGGCGGCCACCGCCGATGCACGCATCGAGACCGCCGAGGCGAACGCGAGGCGGGCGGCGGAGAACGTGCGCCTGCTCCAGAGCCGCCTCGACACGCTGTCGGGGGAAACCATCCGCCGTGACGAGTTCGACGCCCACCTCCGCGCCGAGCGCGCCGTCGTCAACCGCAACCTGGACACCGCATCCCGTGAAGATCCGAGTGCTGCTGGCTACCTCCGCCAGCCTATTCCTCAGCGCGTGCGGGACGCTTACGCCGTGCCCCGAGCCGCCTCCGACACCGAACGCTGACCCGTTCCTCCAACCCACCGTCATCGAGTACGCGCCGTCGCAGGACTGCCCGAACGGCCCCTACGCCACGATGCAAGCGCTGATGGACGACCCGACGTCGACCACGCGCTGCATCCTGGATTTCGCAGGGGGCGCGGAGGATGCGGTCAAGCGAGCGAACGACGACAAGAAGAGTGCCAAGGAGGTGCTGAAGTGAAGTACCTCTACCCTGGAGGTGTTGAAGTGAAGTACCTCTATTGGGCGGCCTGCTTGGGCGTCGGTTTGATCCTCGGCTCGTGCGCCAGCATTGGCGGCGACGGCGCGGCCTGTTCTTATGCCCACGCGGACTACATCGCCCAGCGAAAGGCGATGGCCGAATGCACCGTCGCCAACAACTGCGTCCTCACTCCCGAGGCGTTCCTGAAGCTGGAGCGGGCGGAGGCCAACGCCATCGCCTCTTGCCCCGTGGAGGAGCAGAAGTGACCTGGCTCGCTGTGCAGGCGCGGATGCTCCGGAGCGTCGTGGTGGACGTCACGATCACCCTCGGGGCACTGATGGTGTTCTCCTGGATCGCCGTGGGGACTGTGCTGCTGCTGGGGGCGGCGCTTTGAACGTCCTCGTGACGTTCGTCGGTGGCCCCGCGAACCTTACCCAGCGTGTCCTCCTCCGCGGAGAACTTGGCCCGTTCTACGACGTAGCCGTGATGCCGGACATCTCCGACTACAAACCCGGGTACGAGCCGGATCGCGTGCTCGCACGCCGCGAACGGTACATCATCAAGCAAGTCGCGCGGGACCACTTCGTCGCCCTCTACGAGTCTCTCCCGCTGTGAGCCGCACCCTTCTGGTCGACGCGGACATCATGGCCTACGTCGCCTCAGCCGGCACCGAGGGCGTCTTCTACTTCAACGGCGAGGACGCCCCGCCGGCGGTAGACGAGAACCTCGAGGCCGCCCTGAGCATCGCCGAGCGGGACATCGAAGCGCTGGCGAACAAGCTCAAGGCCACCAAGGTCATCGTCTGCCTCACCGACGACGAGAACTTCCGGCTCGGCGTGTATCCGCAATACAAGTCCAACCGCGCCTCCGTCCGCCGCCCCTCGACCCTGAAGCGGGTCAAGGAGTTCTACGCCGAGAAGTTCGAGTGCTACCAGCGCCCGGGCCTCGAGGCCGACGATTGCATGGGCATCCTGTCGACCAGCGCCAAGCTGGTGCAGGGCGAGAAGATCATCGTCTCCTCCGACAAGGACATGCAGACCATCCCCGGCCTGCTGTTCAACCCACGCAAGGACAAGAAGCCGCGGCGGGTCTCCGAGCTGGAGGCCGACCGCTACTTTATGCAGCAGACGATCACCGGCGACGCCACCGACGGCTACCCGGGGGCGCGCGGCGTGGGTCCCAAGTCGAAGTTCGTGGCCGCCCTGGCCGAGGCACCCGACGCCCGCTCCATGTGGGGCATCGTCGTCGACGCCTACGAGTCCAAGGGCTTCACCGCGGACGACGCCCTGGTGCAAGCGAGGTGCGCACGCATCCTGCGCCACACCGACTGGGACTTCACCTCACGCAAGCCGAGGCTCTGGACGCCACCTCTGTAAATCAAGGGGTTGCGTCAGTGCTTGCTCTAGGTAGCACACCTCTAGGAAAGCTACTACTTCAAGTGGACCTGTAGTTCCCCCGAAGACGCCCTACGTCGCGTCTCCCGCGAAACGCCTATGGTCCACACGCCCCGAAGAGGGGCGCTTCTCCCCCGAATCCCTCACACCTTCCCAGGTGTGGGGGATTTTTTTCGAGGATCCCATGTCGAGCCCCGCCAACGACCGCCAGCGTCATCGCCAGATCGTTGCCGAGAGTGCAGCGCTGGTCGACCTCCTGAACGAGCTGTACCCGCCCACCAAGACCCCCGACTTGAACGCCACCGATCGCGAGATCGGCGCCTGGCTCGGTCGGCGTGAGCTGGTGGAGCGACTGAACACCCTGCGCCGGGAAGCCCTCCAGGGCTCTTCCGGTTCCCTTCCGCGCGTGATTGGAGGCTGACCTATGTGCCTTGGCGGCCCCTCGATCAAGACGCCACCTCCCCAGCAAGTAGAGGAGGGGAAGGACCCCGTCTACATGCGGAACCCGTATCTCGACGGCCTCGGCATCGGCGCCGAGAACCGCGGCCGGAACTCCCTGCGCATCGACGCGGGCTCCGGCGCCCCGAACACTTCGGCCCCCTTCCTGGGCATCGCGCCGAATCCTACCGCCAACGCAAGTCGCAAGGCCGGGCATCGCAACCAGACCCGGCGCTTTGACGGCGGCGGCCTGAACACCGGCCTGGGGATCTCCTGATGGCATACGAGACCACGGCCAAGTCCCTCTACGAGGGCATGACTGCCGATCGGCAGACGGCGCTGGACACGGCCCGCGAATGTTCGCGGCTGACGATCCCGTCGCTGCTGCCGCCGGACGGCACCAACACCACCACCACGCTCCCGCAGCCCTACCAGAGCCTCGGCGCCTACGGCGTCAACAACCTTGCGGCGAAGCTGCTGATGGCGCTCTACCCGCCCGGCAACGCCTTCTTCCGGTACATCCTGCCGGAGGCGATCGTCGACGAGGCGACAGCCGAGCTGTCGAACGAGGCGCGCTCCGAGATGCAGCGCAAGCTCGCGTCGATCGAGAACCGCGTCCTCCAGCGCTTCGAGACGAGCATCATCCGGCCCCAGAAGGCCGAGGCCCTGATGCACCTGGTCACGGCCGGCAACGTCCTGACCAAGTTCGAGTCGCTCGGCGAGTTCCGGATGTTCCGTCTGGACCAGTACGTTGTTCGGCGCGACGCCGCCGGCAATCCGCTGTGCGCGGCGATCAAGGAAACGGTCGCGGCCCAGATGCTCGACCAGGAGACCAAGGACGCCTGCGGTGTCAAGCCGAAGGCCAAGACCGTCGACGTCTACACGGCGATCGAATGGACTGCCGAAGGCTGCTCCTGGCGCCAAGAGATCAACGACAAGGTCGTCCCGGAGTCCGAGGGCGAATCGCCTACCGATGTCTCGCCGTGGAATCCGCTCCGCTGGAAGGCGGTGCCGGGCTCCGACTACGGCCGCGGCCACGTCGAGGAATACCTCGGCGACCTCCAGTCACTCGAGGGCCTCTCTCAGGCATCCGTCGAGTTCGCTGCGCTGGCCGCCAAGATCCTGTTCCTGGTCCACCCGGGCGCCACCACCAACGTCGAGGACGTGAACCGTGCTCGCTCGGGCGACGCTGTCGCCGGCGATGCCGCGGACATCGACGTCCTTCAGCTCGACAAGTATGCCGACTTCAAGGCCGTCGAGATGACCATTCAGCGGTTGGAGCAGCGCCTCGCGCGCGCGTTCCTGATCCGCTCGGGGATGATTCGAGACGCCGAGCGCGTCACCGCGGAGGAGATCCGCGACGTCGCTCAGGAACTCGAAGACACCCTCGGTGGCGTCTACACGGTCCTGGCCCAAGAAGAGCAGATGCCGTTCATCCGGCGCCTGCTGCTCACCCTGACGCAAGCTCACGACATCCCGCGGCTCCCCCCCGGCGCTGTCGAGCCCGTCGTGGTCACGGGCTTCCAGGCCCTCGGCCGCAACCACTCGCTCAACAAGCTCCGAGGCGCGCTGTCGGATCTCTCCGGGATCTTCGGTCCCGAGGGCCTCGTGCAGCTCCTCAACGGCTCCGATGTTGCCACCCGGGTTCTCCTGGGATGGGGCGTCGAGGACGCCGTGAGCGTCGTGAAGTCGAAGGAACAACTGGCGGCCGAACGCGCCGCTGCGATGCAGGCTGAACTCCGCGCCACGCTGGTAGAGAAGGGCACCGCACCCGCGGTGGCCGGCGCGATGAAGCAGGCCGCTCCGGAATAAACCTGTCCCGAGGAGGACACATGGCAGAAGAGAAGACCGGCGAAGAGGGCAAGGTCGAGCTGACCCAAGAGCAGCTCGACGCCCAGAACGCCGAGAAGTACCGCACCCAACTCAACGGCGGTGAACCCACCGGCCAGGTGGTCGACGAAGGCAACAAGGGCGGCGAGAAGCCGCAGCGCCCCGAGCACATCCCGGAGAAGTTCTGGGACGCCGAGAAGGGCGAGGTCAACGTCGACGCGATGGCGAAGTCCTACGCCGAGCTGGAGAAGTCCAAGGCGAAGCCTGCGGAGAAGTCCGAGGCCGAGATGACGGACGAGGAGAAGGCTGCGAAGGCGGAAGCCGACAAGGCCGCCGCCGAAGCCGCCACCGCGTTTGCCGAGCACCGCCAGAAGATGACGGACAAGATGCTCGCCGGCGAAGCGTTCGCAGACGAGGACTACGCGCCGTTCGAGAAGCTCGGCCTGTCCCGCGACGACGTCGACACCTTCGCTGCTGGCCTCCAGGCCATCGGCGAGCTGCACAAGGCCAAGGTCCATTCCGAGGCCGGTGGCGAAGACGCCTACAAGGACATGCTCGCCTGGGCGAAGGACAACTTCTCCGCGGAGGAGGTCGCCGCGTACAACCGCGACGTCCACTCCGGCGACAGCGCCGTGAGCCTCAACGCCGTGCGTGGCCTGGCCGCGCGCTACAAGCTGGCGAATGGCCGCGGCGGCCGCGACGTCACCAACAAGGGTGGCACCAAGACGACCGAGGGCTACCAGTCCAAGGCCGAGATGGTCGCCGACATGGCGAAGCCCGAGTACCGCACCAACCCCGCCTTCCGAGAGGAAGTCATGCGGAAGGTCGGTGCCGCTCGTCGCGCCGGCGTCGATCTGACGGCCTAAGCGCATGAAGCGCATCCCCAAGGGGTTCCAGATGGGTCCCCGTTGGATCTCGGTGGCGATCGTCTCCGAGGAGGAGATGCGCGACATCGTCAACAAGAACGACACGCCCTTGGGTCCCCGAGACATGGTCCCCAAGGGCTTGACCGTATTCGAGGCGAACGAGATCTACGTCCAGAAGGCGCACCGCGGCTTCACCAAGCAGTCGCAACTGCACACCTTCTGGCACGAATACATGCACATGCTGTTCTGGTGCGTCGGGCGTGAGCGCCTGTCGCGCGACGAGACTCTCGTCGACGTCTGTGGAGCCATGCAGCTCCAGGCGATCCAGTCCGCAGAGTTCTAGTCGGCGTCGCCTCCTCCGTCGACTCAGATGCGGCTCACACGATTCCTCCAGCAGTAGGGCAACTGCGAGTCGGGCGTGCCGCCGCCCGCACCTAATTCGCGTCTCGGCTTGGAAGCCGACCGCAGTCGCTCCGAACGACCCATCCCTACGAGTACGAGAAGCCCGTCAAGGCGGACAACTTCGTCTGAAAGGAAAGGCAAGTCGGAGGAGCACATCAACCCTGTGCTCAACCACTTCAAGGATTCACCACAATGGCAAATGCCAATCCGTCCCGCGTCGGCCAGAACAACCTCTCTGGCGCCACGGACGACCTGTTCCTCGACGTCTTCGGCGGCGAGGTGCTGACCGCGTTCGAGACCGCCGTCAAGTTCAAGGACAAGGTCCGTACCCGTACCATCACCGAGGGCCGCTCCGCGCGCTTCCCGGCGGTGTACCGCGCCGTGGGCCAGTACCACACCCCGGGCGCCGAGATCACGGGCCAGAACATCCCGCACACCGAGATCTCCCTGACCGTCGACGACCTCCTGATCGCCGATGCGTTCGTGGCCCAGATCGACGAGCTGCGGAACCACTACGACGTCCGCGGCCCCTACGCGGCCGAGCTGGGTCGCGCTCTGGCGCTGGTCTACGATCGCATGGTCTCCATGTCGATCCTGAAGGCCGCGCGCGGCGCCGAGCTGTTCACCGGCGACGGTGCTGGCGGCAAGATCATCCAGACCGACGTTGCCTCGGGCGCGGACTTCGCCGCCTCGGGTGCCGACCTCTGGCACGCGATGGGCCTGGCCGTCCAGACGCTCGACGAGAAGGACGTCCCGGTCGACATGGTCCCGGTCTACGGTGCCGTGCTGCCTGCCCAGTTCTACCTGATGGCGCAGGACAGCATGAACATCGACCGCGACTTCGGCGGCCAGGGCTCGGTGCAGACCAACACCCTGTCCAACGCCTTCGGCGTGAACGTCATCAAGTCGAACGCGCTGCTGTTCGGCAAGGACGTCACCGCCTACGACGGCACGACCAACACCGACGGCCTCGTCGGCAAGCCCGACGACGTGAAGTACGGCCTGCCGGCCAACTTCCCGACCAAGTACCAGGCGGACCTGAGCGGTGCCACCGCGCCGGTCGCCCTGGTCTGGACCGACGCCGCGGCCGCGATGCTCCAGGTCCTCGGCCTCCAGATGGAAGCCGGTTGGGACATGCGTCGCCAGGGCACGCTGATGATCGCCAAGCTCGCCGCCGGTGGCGGTGCGCTGCGCTCGAAGTGCGCCGTGGAAATCGCGCTGACGTAAGCAACGCTTAGCGTCAACCCTCTGGGACCCCTTAGCTCCGGCTTTGGGGTCCCTTTTTTACGCCCTCGGAGCCCTTTCATGTCCACCCCAGTCCTCCCGCCGACTCCTCTGACGGCGCTCGACGCTGTTAACCAGATGCTCCAGTCGATCGGCCAGGGCCGAGTGAACTCGCTCAACACTTCGTCGAGCGTGGACGCGGAGAACGCCGAGGTGACGCTCGCCAACACCACGCGCGAGGTTCTGTCCCGCGGTTGGTGGTTCAACCGCGAGTACGACTACCCGTTGGTCGCAAGTGCCGACGGCTACCTGGAGCTTCCGCTCAACTGCCTGAGTTTCGCGCCCCGTCGCGACTGGCAGACCTTTCTCGTGGAGCGCGCACGGCGCCTCTACGATCGCGTCAACCACACTTTCGAGTTCGAGCCCGGCTACACCGTCAACGGCTCGATCATCTGGCACCTGGCCTTCGACGACCTCCCGCACACCGCGCGCCAATACATCGGTCGCCGCGCAGGGCGCGAGTTCCAGATTGGCGCCGTTGGTGCCGACCTCCTCTACAAGTTCACTCGCGAGATGGAGCAGGAAGCCGAAGCCGAGCTGCTTCGTGAGCACCTGCGAATCGAGCAACCCAACGCCATCGCCGACAACGGCCAGGTGCTCCGCACTGTCGTCGCCGGCCGCGTTGGCTCCTGGAGATAACCCATGCTCGTGACCCGCCAGCTTCCCGCGCTGTTCAATGGCGTGTCGCAGCAGCCCGCCGCCGTGCGAAGCCCCTCCCAGTGGGAGAGCCAGGTCAACGCGACGTCGTCCGTTGTGGACGGCGTCCGCAAGCGAAGCCCCCTCGAGCACATCGCGAAGATCTCGAGCGACCGCTTTGGCTCCGCCGCGCTGCATACGATCAATCGCGATGTCACCGAGCGGTACGAGGTGATCGTCACCGAGACCGGGATCCGTGTCTTCGACATGGCCGGCGTCGAGAAGACCGTCACCGCACCGCTCGGCTGGGGCTACCTGGATCTCCCAGACGGCGCCGAGGCTCGCTTCGCGTTCACGCTGACTACCGTCGCGGACTACACCTTCGTCGTCAACAAGACGAAGGTCGTGGAGCTGCTCGACGTCGGCGCGGACCTCGACCCTCCGACCGACGAGTATTACTGGCTCAACCGCCCAGTCTCGTCGGCGCCGGCCGCGCTCTTCCAGTACGACCCGCCGACTGACGGCGGTGGCGGCGGAGGCGCACCGGCACCCCCGGCACCCCCGGGGACCACCGTGACGCCCACCGCGGCCGGCACCCTCCAGGGCACCGTGCAGACCCTTCAGGATCTCTCGGAACTCACCCCGGCGGCCGGCGACGTCTACAAGATCATCGGCACCAACGAGTCGAACTTCCAGAGCTACTACGTCATCTGGAGCGGCACGGCCTGGAACGAGACGGTCCTCCCGGGCCTGAAGAACCTGGTCGACGCCGAGACCATGCCCCACGCGCTGATCCGGCAGGGTGACGGCACGTTCGTCTTCGGTCCCTTCGCGTGGTCCCCGCGCCGAGTGGGCGACGAGGCGACGAATCCGAACCCGACCTTCGTCGGCCGCGCGATCAAGGACGTGATGTTCTATCGCAACCGGCTCGGTTTCCTGGTCGACGAGAATGTCGTCCTGTCCCGCGCCGGCGACTTCGGCAACTTCTACCGCCTGACCGTCGTGGACTACCTCCCCGACGAGGTCGTGGACATCGCCGCGTCGGAGACCAAGGTCACGAAGATGGAGTACGCGGTTCCGCTCCAGAACTCGATGATGCTCTTCTCGGACCAGACCCAGTTCAAGCTGTCGCACGACCAGGTCTTCAGTGGCGCCACGGTGTCCCTGTCGACCACCACCCAGTATCCCGCGATTGCCGGCGTGCGTCCCGCGCAGTCCGGCGCCGACGTCTACTTCGGCTCGAAGGGCTCCGGCTACGGCCAGCTCCGCGAATACTTCGTCTCGAGCGACACCGACACGCACGACGCCTCGAACGTCTCGGCGCACGTCCCGACGTACCTCCCGGGCGACATCCACCAGATCATCGCCGCGCCGGAGTTCGACTTCGTCGGCGTGCTGACGGACAGCGAGCCGAGCCGCATCTACGTCTACCAGTATTACTGGCAGAGCGAGAGCGAAAAGGCGCAGTCGGCGTGGAACTACTGGGAAGTCCCGAGCGGCTCCACGATCCTCGGTGCCGCGGCGCTCGGTGGCTACCTGTACCTGGTAGTGGATCGGGCCGACGGAACGTACCTGGAGCGCATCGCGCTCTTCTACGGGTCCGGCGTGGCCGACCTCCCGTTCCAGGTCTACCTCGATCGCCGCGCCGCGGTGACGGGCGTGTATGACGCCGACTTGAACACCACGACGTTCACGCTCCCCTACGGTGTCGCCGAAGGAGCCCGCGACAGCTTCCGGCTCGTCTTCGGCAACGACTTCGTCGGCCAGAAGGGCGCGTCCCGAAGCGGCCCCTCGATCACCTGGGTCTCCGAGACGGAGTTCTACGTCGCCGGCGACCGCACGGTCGGCGAGTGTGCCATCGGCTTCGTCTACGAGTGCCGCCTGGTGTTCTCCCGCCAGTTCCCCCAGAACTCCCGCGGGGAACCGCTGCACACCGGCCGGCTCCAGCTCAAGACCTTCTCGGTCTACCACATCGACACGGCGTACTTCCGCGTCGAGGTGCGGCCCTACGGCGCCGGAACCGATCCGCTCTACACCCGCGAGTTCCCGATGCGTCGGCCGAACATCGAGGGCCTGGGCGGCTTCGGCGACCCGGTGTTCGTCGACGACAAGGCGAGCTTCGGCGTGCAGGCGAACGCCTCGCAGGCTGAGATCACGCTTATCAACGATTCCCACCTCGGCTTCTGCATCAACGGCGCCGAGTGGGAAGGCTTCTACCACAACCGAGCAAGGGCATGACCAAACACCAGATCGTACCTGCGGGCCTCGAGCACGCTCTCCAGCTTGCACCGCGGCTCCGCAAGGGCGACCTGGCAGAGATCAAGGCGGCCTCCGGAATGGAACCGGAGGACGCCCTGGTCCTGTCCCTTGCGATGGCCCCGAAGTCGTGGGCCTGGCTCTACAAGGGCCGCGTGATGGCGGTGTTCGGCGTGTCGCCGCATCCGTATCGCGACGGCGTCGGCGTGCCGTGGCTTCTGGCCGCGAACATCGGCCGCCACAAGACCTACTTCGTTCGCCAGAGCCGGCGCTATGTCGCCGAGATGCTCGCCGAGTTCCCGGTCCTGGAGAACTACGTCGACTGCCGCAACACGGCGTCGATCCAATGGCTCCACTGGTGCGGCTTCGCGCTCGCCGAGGTGGTGCCGTTCTACGGCGTCCAGCGCCTCCCCTTCATCCGATTCTTCGCAGCGAGGTCACAAGAACAATGTGCGACCCCGTAAGCATCACCCTGGCCGCGGTCTCCATCATCGGATCGGTCGCTGCCAACCAGGCGCAGAATCGCGCCGCGCGCCGTCAAGCCGCGGCTATCCAGACCCAGAGTGACCTCCAGGCTGAAGAGATCCGCGGTGCGCAGGGCCAGCAGCTCGACGAGCGCGCCCGTGCCGCCCGCCGCGAACGCGCCGCCGCTCGCGTGGCCGCCTCGGAGTCCGGCATCAACCTCGGCTCCAACTCGTTCCTGGCGATGCTCCAGACGTCGGAGATCAACCAGTCGATCGACTCGGGCCTGATCCTCAAGAACGAGAAGATCCAGCAGCGCTCCCGCGTCGCCGAGACCAACTCGATCCTCTCGGGCATCCACACCAAGACCGGACTCGGCATCGCGCTCGACGCGACCCAGGCCGGCGTCCAGGGCTACTTCGCCGGCGGCGGAAAGCCGTACCTCGGCAAGAAGCCCGGCAAGGGCTAAGGAGACCACATGGCACGTCCATACCAGACCCGGACCCAGCGCCGGGTCCAGGTCTCCATCGCGCCCGACGCGCAGCCGCGTCTCGACGTCGCGGCTCCGTTGAACGTCCGCACTCCAGATGCGTCCACGTCGCCGCTCGCCGGCCTCGTGCAGGCGCTCGGCATCGGCGCCACGCTCTACGGCAAGAACCAGGAAGCCCGCAGGGAAGACGACTTCAACGCCGGCGCGGCCGACGAGCAGCTCGACAAGGCTGACATGGAACGTGCGCGCCGATCGCGTGCCTACGCCGACGGCGCCTTCCAGACGCTCACGCTCGAGCAGTACCACGCCGCGGAGGCCAAGGTGGCCGCGAAGGCCGCCGAGGATCTCGACCACTCCCTTCCGATCGACGAGCAGATCGCCTCGATCGACGCCTGGATGAAGGCCGAACTCGGCCCCCTGATCCAGGACGATCGCGCGAAGGTCCTGTTCGCCGAGCGCTACCAGCAGTTCATCAATAGCACCGCCGAGGCGATCCAGAAGAACCAGCTCGAGTCGAACGCGCGTGCGGCCGAGGACACCGTCCTAACCGACATCGCCACGACCATCAAGCGCACCGGCGGCTTCACCGCGGACAACTGGAACGAGTCCTTCCATCGCCTCTACTCCCAGACCGGCGACGCCGTGGGTGCCCGCAAGACGCTCGTGGGCGCCGTCATGCAAGAGGCGCTGAACGCTGCCTCGCGCGGTGAGGACTACAAGCGGTTCCGGGACATGATCCCGACCGAAGTGATCGGCCCCGACGGCGCCACGCTGCCGGGTCCCATGCGCTCTCCGGAGGTCCAGGCCCTCGTCAATCAGTCGATGGACAAGGCCGAGAACCTCTACGACCAGTTCCACACCAACCAGTACGCCGGCGTGCAAGCCAAGGCGTTCGTGGACATGGACGACCTGGTCAACCAGGGCGCCCCGCTCACGCTGGCGACGTTCACCGAGCGCGGCTACACGATCGGCAACAAGCCCGGGGACACCTTCAGTCCCGAACGGGCCGCCTCGCTGATCGACCAGGCCGCCCGCGTGCGTGCCCGGCTGGCCGCGCAGCAGGCCACCCTCGACGGCTACATGGGCGCCTGGCGCTCCACCGGCCGTCTTGCGGACACCCTCAATGCCCCCGGTGGTCCCGACTCGCAGGAGAAGCTCAACGACTTCTCACTGGGCATCTACCAGTCCGAGCTTGCCGCCCGCGGCGTGCCCGCAGAGGCGATGGCCGGCGAGGCCCTGGTCAAGGACCGGGCCACCGTCGACTACCTGGCGATGCGCACCGCGCAGGAAGGCGTCCCCTACGAGCCCCTGCGGACCACCCTGAACTCCATCAACCCGTCCGCCCCGGGTGACGTCACGGGCCGCCTGGAAGCCTACAAGCTCCTCAAGGCCCGCAACCTCGCCGGCATGTACGTCGACGACAAGTCCGCGCTCGTGTACGAGGTCGCCCTCGGCGCCCACGACACCGGCATGGACGCGGCCGGCGTGGCCGACACGATCCGCAAGATGGGCGACAAGGACACCTCGGCTTACGTCGCGGCGAACCTGCGGGAGATCAAGGCGTTCTCGAAGGGCGTCACCCTCAGCGAGGAGGGCACCCTCTGGGACACCGAGGTCAACTCGAACGCCACCTCGACGGCCGCCTACATCAACGGCAAGTACGAGTCCCTGGCCGCCTCGGGCCTGGCCGCCGGCCTGTCGCCGGAAGCCGCCAAGGAGTACGCCACCAATCGCATCCAGCAGACCCACTCGCTTATCAAGGCGGGGGACGACTGGATGATGCTCCCGAAGACGGCCGTTCCAGATGCACGGAAAGCCACCGAGGCGCTCGACTGGTACGTCAACCAGCTCCCGAAGCTGGCGGTCGCGCGCGGCGTGCCGGAGGACGAAGAGCTGACCATCCGGCCGGTCTTCGGCCACGGTCGCGCCCTTCGCTTCCAGGTGTACCGCGGCGTCGTGCCGCTCGAGAACACCTCTTTCACCCTTCCGGGTCTCCTCCAGACCTACCAGCGTGCGAACCCGCAGGCCGCGCCCCAGGCGAAGGCCGCTGCGAAGCAAGAGCGCGACCGGAAGATCCGCGACGAGTTCCCCATCGGCGGCGCCCCCAACGGCACCGCGGGCCTCGTCTTCGGCCAGTAAACCCACCAGGACCCACATGACCAACAGCAGCTTCGGCATCGCCGAGACGGACAAGTACGTCCGCAACATCCTGAGCCGGGCCGGCAAGCCGCCGGCGGGCGCAGACGCGGACGGCATGGTCGACTGGCTGCTGCCGCATGTGATCCACCAGGAGTCGGGTGGCGATCCCACCGCGGTCTCCCCGAAGGGCGCCCTCGGTCGCCTTCAGGTCATGCCCGCCACCGCGGCCAACCCCGGGTTCGGCATCGAGCCCGCCAAGGACCACTCCCCCGAGGAGCTGGAGCGCGTCGGCAAGGCGTACCTGAAGGCGATGATCGCCCGCTACCCCGGCCGTCCTGACCTTGCCTTGGCCGCGTACAACGCGGGGCCGGGCAGGGCGGACAAGTGGGCCGGCGTGGACGTGATGGCCGCCAAGGAGGGCGGTCGCCCCGACCCTTTCGCGTAAGCGCGGGTGTCGAAGGACTGGTCTCCGTTGCTCCCGACCTGGGAGAGCTGGAGACCGTCGATCGCACCCGCCCTGGCCCGACGTGGCGAGACTACTTCACCGACATCGTCGGGAACGACTCGTCCATCGCGGCCTTCCACAACATCGTCGAGGACGCCGGCTACCACGTCGACCCGTCCTTCGACATCGGGCAGATCCCGGAACAGGAGTGGGCGCAGCTCACCGCCGGGATCCCCGAAGAGCTACAGCCGCGGCTTGGCGCCGCGGTCTCCCGAGAGCACCTGAACGTGCTCGCGGCGCGCGCTCGCGCAGAGCTGAACGCCGAGGAGGAGATCGCGCAGTTCGGCGGGTGGGGCGTGGCGGGGCGGTTCGCCCTGAACATGCTCGACCCCCTGAGCCTGGCCGTCGGCGCCGCCACGGGCGGCATCGGCGCTTCCACCAAGGCCGCGCGCCTGGCCCAAGCGGCGAAGTCCGCAACGGCCGCCGGTAAGTTCAAGGACGCCGCGGCCGCCGTCGAGGCCCTCGGTACGATCGCCCGCGGCAGCAAGTGGGCCGGCGCTGGCCGGGCCGCCACCGCGGCGGGCCTGGAGAACGCGGCCCTCGAGGCCGTGCTCAACCAGGGCAACATCACCCGCGACGGCTGGGACATCGCTACGGCCGGCCTCGCCGGCGGGCTGCTGGGCGCGGGCTTCTCCCGCGTGTTCCGTGGCCGAGAGATGGACGGCATCCGCACCGCATACGCAAGGGCGCGGGAGGAGCTGAACCTGGCCGAGCTGTCGCACACGATCGCGACCAAGCGCCAAGAGATCGAGACCCGCCTGAAGTGGCTCCACGCCGACGGCGACGTCGCGCAGGCGCGCGCCGAGCTGAAGCAGCTCGAGACCCGCCTTGCCACCGAGCGCACCGCGCGCGAGGAGCGACTCGCCGCCGAGCAGGAGGTCCGCAAGGGCTTCCAGGACTCTCTCGCGGCCGCGCGCCGTAAGGAACTCGAGCCGATCTTGGCGCGCGCCGAGAACGCCGAGAACATGCGCGTCCAGCTCGAGAACCGCGTCGGCAAGCACCGACAGGCGGTCGAGGAGCTTCAGGAACGCATCGAGCGTGGTGACACCTCGAAGGCGACCCTGGCGAACATGGTCAAGGCGTCGAAGCAGCTCCAGGAATCCGAGCGGCTCTACAACAACCACGTCGCCCGCACCTCGGGGCAGATGAAGGCCGCCGAGGCCGCGCGCGCAGAGATGCAGCAGGCCGCCTCGGTTCCGCCCGACGAGGCCGCCGCCTTCGCCGAGCGGATGTTCCAGCAGCGCCAAGCCGCCGAACGCGGCCGCGCCCAGGAGCGCGTGACCGCAGCCGAAAAGGCCGTGGAAGCGCGCCGTGCGTCCCTCCAGGGCGAACTCGACAACCTCGAGTCGCTCCGGCAGGCCGGCGTGCAGGCATCCGATCGCCAGGTGGCCGAGATCTTCGGCGCGGACTCCGCCTCCGCGGCCCGCTTCATGGGCTTCTACGAAGGCGTGCATCCACACCTGGATGAAGACTCCGGTCTCCCCTCGGCGAACCCGGTGGCGCAGCTCGGCGCTAAGGGCGCACGCGGGAAGGTCGTAGACCTCCTGACGTTCCGCAAGGGTCCCTTCGCGACGTTCTCGATGATCCTTCGGGGCTCCCCGAACGAGACCGTCCGGAACGAGCTGGGCCGCATCGTCGGCAACAGCATCGGCACCAAGGACGGCTCGGCCAACATGGTCGGCGCGTCCGAGATCGCCCACATCCTGCGACAGCGCTACGAGGCGAAGTTCCACCAGCTCGCCACGCCGGCCTACAAGGATTGGGCAGAGCGCAACGGCATCGGCATCATGCAGCGACAGACGCGCCTGGCCCGCGAGGACTTCATGTCCGACGTCGGCCGCGCCATCCGCGGTGACGTCTCGAAGACGGATCCGGCTGTCCTGAAGATGGCCGCGGGTGTCCGGAAGATCTTTGCGGAGTACCTGGCCGAGGCCAAGAACGCCGGCGTCAAGGGCTTCGAGAACGTGGAGCCGCGAGATGCGTACCTGCCCCGCGTGTTCGACTTCCACTCGATCCACGACGTCGAGACCCGCATCGGCTCCGACAGCCTGCGCCTCCTGGTGCAGAAGTCGATCCAGTCTGCGAACGAGGACATGGGCGACGCGCTGGCCGCGAAGATCGCCAAGGCATACGTCAAGCGGATGAAGGAACTCCGCGTCGGCGCCGACATCGGCCTGATGCAGGGCATGAAGTGGGACGACGTCGGCTTCCTGCGGCAGTTCCTTAACGACGCCGGGCTCGCCCCGCGCGAAGTGGAGGACGTCGTCACGGAGATGGCCGCGCTCAACGCCCGCCGCGAGCGGCAGACGGAGGGCTCGTTCCGCAACGCGAAGCATCGTGTCTCGCTGGACGAGAACTTCAGCATGTCCTTCCGCGACCAGCGTGCGCAGCAGGAAGGCCGCCTCGAGGACATCGAGGTCCGCGTGGCCGACCTGTTCGAGAACAACGTCGAGGCCCTGTTCGGCCGCTACAACCGAACGGTCGCCGGCCACGTCGGCCTGGCGAAGGTGGGCATCAAGACGAAGGCCGACTTCGAGGAGTCGATCGCCAAGGTGGAACGAGAACTCGAGGGAGACCTCGAGGAGCTGGAGCGCGTCCGCGACACCGCGGAGGCGGCCTATGCTCTCGTCACCGGCACGCCGATCGAGAAGGCCACGACGCTCACGCGCCTGGGCCGAGCCGCGCGCGACTGGAACTTCACGACCACGATGGGTCAGTCCGGTTGGGCGCAGTTCCCCGACCTCGCCGGCCTGCTCCAGAAGGGCTACCTCGGTCACACCCTCAAGCACTTCCCGGAGGTCTTTCGGACCATCCGGCGTGTCGACGGGAAGATCGACGAGGCGTTCTACCGCGAGCAGGAAGCGTGGGTCGGCCTCGGCACGGACCTGTTCAACAACCGCACCTTCTCCTCCTTCGACTGGGGGCATGAAGGCGAGGGCCTGAATGGCGCGCTCGGCAAGTTCGAGCACGGCATCCGTGTCGCCGGCCGCGGCGTGCAGCGTGCATCCGGTCTGTCGTTCATGACCGAAATGTCGCAGCGCCTCACCGGTCGCGTCATCGTCCAGCGCCTCGTCAAGGATGTCCTGGAGGGCGGCGCCATCTCCGAAGACCGGGCTCTCCAGCTCGGCTTGACGGATGGCCTGAAGAAGCGCATCGCCAAGCAGATCAAGGACCACACGGTCTGGGCGGACGGCGACTTCGGCGGCAAGGTCCAGATCGTGAACTACTCGGCCTGGACGGACACCGAAGCCCGCGACGCCATGCTCTACGCCGTGAGCCGAGAGGCCCGCCGCATGGTGCAGGAAGAGGACCTCGGGGACACCGCGCTCTGGATGCACAAGAACTGGGGCAAGATCCTCGCCCAGTTCCGACGCTTCGCGCTCGTCAGCTACTCCCGTCAGCTCCTCCACGGCATCGCACACGCGGACGCCGAAGAGGCGACGCGAGTGATGATCTCGATGGCGCTTGCGGCGATGGCCTACAACGCCCGCCACCACACCGCGATGGCGCTCAAGGAAGCCGGAGGTGCCACTCCGGAGGAGCTTGAGGAGTACCGCGAGAAGTACCTGGGCATGGACCGCCTGGCGGCCGCTGCTCTGGCGAACTCGAGCTACTCGTCGATCCTCCCAGGCCTCTGGGATACCGGCCAGTATTACTCGACCGGAACGCGCTTCTTCGACACGCGAACGAGCGGTCTCGGCTCGGACATCATCACCGGCAATCCCACCTATGGTCTCTTCCGCAACGCGGGGCGGGCCGTCGGCGGCGCCGCGCAGTCCGCACTCCGAGGCGACCGTCAGTTCGACGAGACGGACGCCGCGGCGATTCGCCGGCTACTCCCGTTCCAGAACGTCCTCGGCATGGACCTCCCGTTCGCCGCGCTCGCCTCGGGCCTTCCCGAGCGAGACGACGACGCGGATCCAGAGCACCTCGACTGGCTCACCAACGACAACCCGCAATAAGGCCCCTACGGGGGCCTTCCTCTTCACTGAAGGCCCCCTATGACCACCAACGTCGTCTATCCCGCAGACGGTACGAATGACCTGTTCGCGGTGCCGTTCCCGTACCTGGATCGGTCGCACGTCTTCGTCTTCCTGGACGGGGAGCTGCTTCCGACCACCGCATACACCTGGGAGACGACCGGATCCGTCCGGTTCGTCTCTCCGCCGCCTGCCGACTCCAAGGTTGGCATCTACCGCCGCACGCCGGCGGACCCGCTGACCGAGTACCAGGCCGGCTCCACCGTCACCACCGAAGAGCTGGAGACGGATTCGCTACAAGCGCTGTATCGCATCGAAGAGATCGCGAACGGCACCATCGGCGGCGTCTACGACGCCAATGGAGACTTCGTCTGGGATGCCCAGGGCCACCGCATCGTCAACGTCGGTGATGCCGTCCTCGAGGGCGACGCCGTCAACCGGCGCACGCTGCTCCAGGCGATCGGCGACATGGTCAGCCTCGGCCTCAACACCTCCCCGAAATACTGGGAGATCGAAGGCGACGGCACGGAGACCACCTTCTTCATCCCCGGCGCCGACGTGACGGAGGCGGTCTTCTACGACGTCTTCGTGGCGGGCGTCGGCATCGAGCCGATTGATGGCTTCAATGTGTCGATCTCGCCTGACCCCGAAGGCTCCACGATCACCTTCACGACTCCGCCGGGCGCCGGCGTTGAGACCTGGGTGATCCTCCGGGGCTACGCGAAGCCCGTCGGGAGCGACCTCTTCTCGAATGAAGAGTTCCTCGAGCTGCTGCGTCAGTTGATCCTCAACACGCTCTACGAGACGACCAACGTCCTCCGTCTGGGGCCGCTGAGCTTCCTGATTCCGCTATACGACGTCACCGGGACCGCCGAGACGATCGACGGCACGAAGCAGGGCTACCTGGTGCGTGCCACCAATGCGGCCCCGACCACGATCACGATGCGCGCCAACACCGGCAGCGAAACCCAAGATTGGACTGCAAATCCGATTGCGGCGCCGTTCGTGTCCTTCAAGCAGCACGGCTCAGGCCAGATTACTCTGGCGGGCGAGGGGGGCGTGACTCTCACTTGCCCGGTCGGGTATCTGCCGAAGACCCGCGGAGTCAACTCAGTCATTACGGCGACCGCGGACTACATCGCCGGCGGCGTCTGGACGCTCTCGGGCGATCTGGCGTTCGACCCCGCGGCACTGGCCTACGGCGGGCCGGTTGAAACGGTTGCCAGTTCCGGTGGCGAGCTGAGCCTGGATATGGCGTTGGGCTCGAACTTCAAGATCACGCTCACCGAGAACACCGCTCTCGCAGTTTCAAACCTTGCCGGGACGGGCTACGTCGAAGAGTTCGAGGTCGAAATTACCCAAGACGCAACTGGCGGACACACGCTCACGCTCCCGGTGTCTTTTAAGGCTCTGGGCGGAAGTGACACGGCTGTCTCTGCCGCGGCGGGTTCAACAACCGTTCTGTCGGCCAAGACGTTCGATGGCGGCGCCACCTGGCGGTACTCGATGCAGGAGTCGGAGTGATGCTTCGCCGGGCGTTGATTGCCGGCCGCGCCACCTCCGCTGATTCGTACTCCGTCAACTACGCCACGCTCCTTCACTTCGATGGTGCCGACGGAAGCACAACCTTTACAGACGTCGCTGGTCGTTCTTGGACCGCGGCCGGCAACGCCCAGATCGATACGTCCGAATTTGTGTTTGGAGACGCGAGCCTTCGCCTAGATGGAACGGGCGATTCCATCTCGACCGCAGACAGTTCGGACCATAATTTTGGCTCTGGCGACTTTACTCTGGAGGGGCGCTTTCGCTTTTCCTCTGCTGCCGGTGAGCAGGGATTGTTCTCCAAGTATTCGACTGGCGGTGGCACTTCGATCCGCGGCTACAACATTCGCTACTCCGCCGCTAACGGGGGATTCCGCACCGTCCTAGGCAACGGCACAAGTTCAGGGGAAAGCCTAAACACCCCCTGGACGCCTGCGGTGGGCCAGTGGTATCACCTGGCATTTGTCCGCAGCGGTTCCACATACTTCATCTTCGTGGATGGAACGAAGGTCGAAGAGTACGCGCTGAGTTTGACGACTATCCAGGATGCCGCTATTGGCCTGGCAATTGGGGTATCGCAGACCGTCACCAACTCAAACTTCAACGGCTGGGTGGACGAAGTCCGTATCACCAAAGGCGCTGCCGTCTACACGGCGGGCTTCGCCCCCCCGTCTTCAGCCTACCCGGACGGCCGTACAGTCTCGCTTCTGCACTTTGACGGCGCCCAGGACAGCACAACATTCACCGACCAGTACGGTCGCGTGTGGACGCCGCACGGGAACGCGAAAATCGACACCGTGGATAGCGTCTTTGG